AGTCTCCCGTCCTGATCTTCATCTTTTTTGTCAATTCGTTCAATAGCTGAGTCGTGGTTGTTCAACCTTCCGTCCTGTTGTACGTCTTTTGTATCGATCCATTTGATAGCTAAATCGTGGTCATCGAGTCTTCCATCCTGTTGTACGTCTTTCTTGTCGATTCGTTCAATAGATGAGTCATGTCCATCGAGTCTTCCGTCTTGTTCTTCATCTTTTTCGTCAATTCGTTTAATAGCTGAGTCATGACTGCTCAACCTTCCGTCCTGCTCTGTATCTTTTTTGTCAATTCTTTCAATAGCCAAATCATGAGTGCTCAACCTACTGTCCTGTTGTGCATCCTTTGCATCAATTCGGTCGATTGCTGTATCGTGATCTTTCAATCTTCCGTCTTGTTCTTCATCTTTTTCGTCGATTCGTTCAATAGCTAAATCATGCCCATTCAGCCTTCCGTCCTGCTCCACATCTTTGGCGTCAATGCGTTTGATAGCTGAATCGTGGTTATCCAGTCTTCCGTCCTGCTCTGCATCCTTCTCATCGATCCGTTGGATATCTGCATCGTGGTCATTCAGCATCTGACGTTCATCATCCGTAAAAAAACGATGTTCGGGATCCTGGATCACATCCACAAATCTGGGGAAGTGTTCTTCGGACAATTCCAGATAAGGTGTATCTTCCGGCTTCACAGAAGATGCTTCCGCATAGTAATTATAAGCGATCTGTTTGAGCTTTTCGTCTACATACGCACGGTTGATCACTGAATGGGAGAGGGTCAGGTAGGCAGGCAACTTTATCTCGTCCACTCCTTCAAAAGGAACTATCTTGAAAGTAGGCTCTTCGTCTACATCTTTTCCTTCCAGAGCTACCAGCCCCGGAGACATCCGAAATGTCCCATCTCCATTATCCGTCAGTGTACATCCTTTGATGACACAACTTCCATATTCCGCAAAGAAACTATCAATCGCTTTCAGGGGTTCGGATTGCAACTCGATCAGGTCTTCCCCTGCCCATTGGCGTATACCGGTGGTTTGTACATGTCTTTTCATTCCTGTATAATTATATATTTTAATAATACTTGTTTATATTTCTCTATTTCAGCAGTGATCATATCCTTATCCACAGAGTAGGGGATGTATACAATAAAATCTGCTCCGTCAAACTTCTCATACATTTCATTCTCCAGAGCTACGGGCTGCAGGAACACAAGCTCGTCTGTCACCTCTTCGTACTCATCCGTCTCTGCAACACGATCCGTCTCATTGAGACTGAAAGCCGGCCACATACCCCTTCCCTCCTGTAGGAGTCCCACGAGCAACAGGCGATTGCTGAAGGATTCGATCCGGATACGGTCATCGTTGTATCTTCTGCGCAGGTATCCTACCAGTACAGCCACCTGGGAGTTGACATTGATCATCATCCGCGAGTGTTCGCGCCACGTATGAAAGGCGTCAAACAGCTCCTGTAGCGGAGAGATGAGCGATTGCAGCCACTGCAGGCGCATCGGTTTGCGCTTGTGCGGCGGGATCATCTGCCGCACAAAATTGAGGTAATTTACTTTCAGGTTCATCATTCTACATCTTTAATGGATATCATGGTGATGTGGCAATTCTCTTCATCGTATTCGAAGTAGCCCGAATGCAGTTCGGCATACACATCAATCATTTTGTATTCCGGATCTTCCTCTCCCCACTGGCGTTCGAGGGAGAGTATATCACAGGTGACCACACCAGCTACCTTCATCACAGCATCCGCCATGCGCTGCTTGTAGATCATGGAATCGAATCCGAGAGAGGTCTTGAAGTTGTCCAGCGCTTCGATCACTCCCCGTTCCACCACCGAAGGAGGGTAGGCCGGGTCGTAATACACTTCTATGTTGTAGCGTACTTTATCTTCCGTCTCGGAGACTACCTGTATGTCTACTCCTACAAACTTGATGGAGTTGATATAGATGATAAACTTCTCCCTTTCTGTGGCAGTGAGCGGTACGATCTGCTCTCCCTCTTTCCGGGCAGCTTTGATCACCAGATTATAGCCATTCTCTTTGATGGCTACTACCTTGATGATCTGTGCATCCGGATTCACCTCATCGTAATAGACCGTAGCCGTCGAATGATCGAAGATCAGGTTGCCTGTTGTCTGGAACCGGTAGCACATCTCCGCATACCAGCGTGCGGTGCCTGTAGTTACTTTATCGGTAATGCTGTCTATCTCTTCGCGGAAGAGGTCGAGCATGATCTCAAATGCGTGGATCGCTGTGGCGATCACATAGAGCCATAGATTCCATTCGGAAACTTTGGAGTGTGAGAACTTTATGTCTGTCTTCTCTTCGAGCGTGCGGACAATGCTCTCCTGGATGTTGTTTATTGTTCTTGCCATACTAATCAATCGTAAGTGGTTACTTCTTTGTCTATGTCCCGGATGATATTTTTCATTCTCCACCGGCTGTTCTCGTCGATCAGCACGGAGCTGCCCGGCATCACCGGCCAGTCGATGGTGAATCCCGTCTCCTGATCCACAGGAGAGGTATATACCGGATCATTTTCAAGTGTGGGGTTGTTGCTCAATATCTCGGCTATGGCTTCACAGGTACCGTATTCGGCCACTGCAATGTCATAGATCGTCTGGTTGGGGAGTGCTTTAATCTTCTTCATAATAAGCCTCTGTTGCGTCCATACTCACTTTCTTTACCTTCATCCCGTCTTTGGTAAACTCCCGGCGGATGCTGCGGTACAGGTTTTCCGGACCATTGTCGTTCAGGAAATTATGTGCACCCACTCCCATATCCGGAAACTCTTTGTAGTGTCCTTTATCGGCCAGCAACAGGTCTTTCTGATGCTGACGGGTACTTTCCGCATAGAAAATATCGCCCCGTGTCAGATCGATATCTCCCTCTTCCGTATGTTGAATGTCTCTGATCATACGATTGTATATCCAAATGTTCCTGTTACCGGTCCTCCCATAGAGGGAGCCACCAGTCCCACTGTATACGTAATCTCCATACTCTGAATGGCATCGATCACCGCATCCGCAATCTTGTCTGCTACTTTGTCCAGGGCCGCTTCGCGCCCTATCTCATCATCTTCCATCACCTGGGTGAAGGCATCTTTGATCCCTTTCTTAATTGTTGCTTTTACTAACATATTCTATCCCTCCATATAATTTTTCAGATCCTGTTGTATTTTCTCAAACTGGGCCAGATTGATGGGTGGCCCGCTGGGGCCTACACCTGTTGTCACAGTCAGTGCTTTGATGGCTGTCAGCAATTCGTCCAGTGTCTTTTTCAACCCGGATGAATTCCGGCTGAATGTCAGACCTCCGGTAGTTGCACGGATCAGTGCATCTCCTGCTTTCACTGCCATCCCCTTATCATCTATATCGATACTCACCTGATCTCCTTTTTTCAGGGTAGTACTGTCTCCATCTACAGTCAGCGTGGTATCTCCTTTTGTGAACTCAACCTTTTCAGCGTCGAGCAGGAAAGAAGTATCTTCCCGTTGCCAGCAAACCTTCTCCTGATCCAGGGTAAACGATAATTCTCCACTGGTCAGAATCATCTTGTCTATCTCGGTAAACTGACAGACAAACAATTCGTTGCTTCCTCCGATGCGGCATACCAATACCAGGCTCTCTTTGCGAGGGATCAGCGCTACTCCCTGCTTTTCCGCATCTACGATGGCGCGCAGCCGTACGTCGTAGTAGTCCACTTTATTGTCCCGTCTCACCTGGCAGGTAAACTCCGTTTCGTCTACCTCTACTACCTCGGCCATGAACACCGTCTCTTTCTCGTTGGCGTGACCGAAAAATTTTCGTCTCAGTTCGTCTATCTCTCTGCTCATACCTTTCTTCCTATAGCTATGGTCCTTCTTCCTCCTGCAGGTACACTTTGTGCACCTCCTTCACTGTTTCCACTGTCGCCTCCTGCTCCGAAAGTGGTGGTTGTACTTTCGATGTAGTAGCTTCCCGTACGTTCCGGATAGTCCGGATCTTCGATCTCTGCCACCATTGCCGGAAAGGCAGCAGGTGCCAGGAACGTTTCCATCTTTCCTTCGTACCCGTCGTAGATATATCTGCTGTACTCTTCCTGGGCCAGTAATTTCAGCTCTTCCTGATTCTCCACATCGTAGTAGTAGAGGGTTTTCTCCTCACCTCCTTTTTTGCCGGCTTCCCCCTGTTCTCTCCTGCCATCTTTGTAATAGCAGATGGCTTTCACCAGAAGTGTCTTGTCTTTTTCCTGTTTGAATTTCAGGTCTTTGTTTTTGATCACGTTGTAGCCCATGCGGTATTTGGCCCTGCCGGTTGCAACTTCAAATGCCTTGCCCACATACAGTTTGTTATCTACATCAAAAAAGATCGTGAGTCCGTATTCCTTTTTGAGTTCCGACAGCAGCCATTGCCCGTTGTTGTCTACCACAAAATTTTTAAGTGTCAGGTTGGTGCAATGCCCGATCTTCACATCGGGCAGGGTAGCTGCCAGACACTCTTTGAGAGTAGCCGTTTTTGCGGAGAACGTACAAGGGGTGGAGCGTACTTTATAAAATTCATCTTCACATTCTATCTCCAGCGGTTTCTTATGATTGATCTGCTTCACATATCCGACAAACTCCTTCACCATCCGCATATCGTAGCCCATAGATATCGTGATCTTATCCTCCACATCGATCATCTGGGGCGTCTCGATATGTGTGGCAGGCTTGCCCGACTGCCTGAGCACGGCTGTCATGGGGATCTTTATCGTGGCAGTGGCTCCCAGGTCGTAGATACTCCTTTTGACCTCTATGGAATGTACAGAAGTAAAGGTGATCCTGTCCGCCCGGGAAGTATCCTTTTTTTCTATGGTTATTTCGCAACGAAGTGTGAACATATTCGTAATTTAATTAATGGTCATTTCAAAATTCCGGTCTGTCACCAGAGTCAGTTTCACTTTCTGAACTCCCTCTTTTCCCGGTTCGTTGGAGATGGTCATGTCTTTGATCACCACCTTGTCGTCCTGATCCAGAAAGATATCCGTCAGGGCACAATCCAGCACGATGGATTCGTTGTAGCTGTACAACTCATTGAGTTCGGCCAGTTCCAGATCCGGAAAGTCGTCTCCTACATATACCCCTTCGATCGTGATCTCATAATCCATGGTATTGATGAGCTCTTTCACAGTACCCACTCTGCCAGTCATTTTTGTCTCCACGATCGTTTTCTTGCCCGTGAAGGCTATCCTCGCATTGGGCACCTCATAGCTCTTGCGCAGCCGCGTCAGCGTGACAGGCATGAAATACCATCTGCCTTCCGCATCTTTTTTGCGGAGCACCGAACCCAGTTCGGTGTGTTTCCTGACGATGTGTTTCCCGGTGACCAGTCTGTACAGGTCATTCTCCTCAAACACACTGTTGAGTACATCTTTTATTTTAAAACTATCCTTCATATGCGCAAATCTCGTTTAATACTTTCATGATTTCATATCGGATCGTCTCCGTGCCCTGTCCGTCGGTATTGGCCACATGGATCACGATCTGGTCACACACACGGTCGATGTAGATCTGTCTTCCGGATGGGTTCATCTCTTCAGATCCCGGGAGATCTTCTTCTCCGGGAGCAAGCAGGGATGCCGGCTGCTCCATGGCATACATCTCGTCTTTCGGAGTTTTAAGTTCACCTGCCGCCTGGCCGGGCAGAGCCAACAGGAAAGGTATGGCGGCTGCCGCAGCTATTTTACGTACATTGAGCATGATATCCTCTATGTGCCTTTCGGACCCGGCTGTTGTCGGATGGTTTCCCACCGTCAGTTCCGGCTGGTGGGGTACGATGGCAAATGGGATGCTGTTGGCCGTGGTAGCTTCCTTATCTACAGTCTGCATCAGTGTATCTGTGACAGTATCCGTCTCTTTTTCTTTTTTTGAGAAGATCTGGTCCGTCTTGTTCTGGCTTGCATGGATGGCATCTTCCAGGATTTTTCCCTTTGTGGATAGCTGCCTTTCCTTGTTGTAATTTCCCGGCGCATCTGCCACTCCTGCCATCTCAGGAGCTGGCTTCCGGGAAGATACTTGCCCGGAGTCACCTATGAATCCTGCTTTCGTGTGTATATTCTCTGTTTTATTCATAACAGAGAGGTAATTGCCGTTGACCTCTGTTGCCCGGAGAGTTTCAGAGGTTTGCAGCAAACTATCGGCAACAATTACCTGAGACCGTTTTTCTATTTCTTCTTTTCCAAACACTTTTTCTGTTTTATCCAGATTCCCATGGATGGCCTCATGGAGCAGTCTTCCTTTTGCAGAGGCCTGCCGTTCTGTTTTGTCGTCTCCGGAAGCAGTTGCGATCTCTGTGAGATCAGATTCCGTTTTCGGGGAAGATATCAGCGTATCATCACCTGCAAGGCCTGTACTTGTCTGCACAAGCTCCATCTTGTCCATGGCAGAGAGGTAGTGGTTGTTTGTTTCCACGGTTTCCACAGCTTCCGGCAGTTGTAGCCATTCCTCAGAAGCGATAGGCTCAGGCTGTTGTTTCTTTTTCTTTCCGAAGATCCTGTTCAACTTCTCCCGGGTGCCACTGACCGCATCTCCCACGATTCTTGCCTGGGTAGCTATGTTGCGCTCTCTGTTGTAGTCTCTGGGAGCATCCTCCATACCTGCCATCACAGGTGCCGTTTGCCGCGAAGATACGCTGTCATAGTCAGGCATAACTCCTGAAGATACCAGTGCTTTATTGCCGTATCCTCCTGCCGGAGAGGTAGTCCCTGTACGCATGACCGGATCTTGTTCCGCACCATACACAGCTCTTTCTGCCTGTCGTGCAGGTACAGTAGTCTGTATCTGTACTGTTGCCAGTTTGTCCATAGCTGCCAGATATTCCGGACTGCCCTCCTGTATGGCAGATGGTATATTCAGGTCCAGTACAGGTGTGGCCGGGTGAGATATATCCAGATCACTGTCTATGGCCGGGAAAGGTGAATTTCCATTTCCTGTATGTACAGGCAATGCGTCCATTCCGGTTGGCAGGTTCACTCCGGAATCCATAAGGCCTTCCGGCAATCCGTTTGACATTTGATTTCTGATTCCCGACAAATCAATGTTGAAGTTTTGTGTGCTCTTCAACCGATCCAGAGCACCTTCGTTTATATCTCCGAGTTCAAAATCATTGTCCATAGCGGATCCACCTTCTCCCGGTTCGGGTTTATTCCTCCCTTTTTCTGCTCCCTGATTGTAGGTGTCTTTCCAGTCTACATTTTTGGTATTTTGATACATATTGTAACCTATACCTATGGGATTCAGGGTTGCCAATCCTGCTCCCAGATCTTTGGCCCCTTGCAAGGCTGCTACTTTTGCCTCCTTGAAATTTCCCCGGATTACTTCTGCAATAGCGCCTAATAGTCCTCCGAGTCCGGATAATATTTTCTTTATAGGTGATATGATACTATTTACCAATGCTCCACCAAAAACTTTCACTACTTCCCATATTCCCAATATGACCATGCGGAAGCCTTCAAACTTGTGCCAGCACGATACAACGGCTGCTATGACCAGCCCCAGGAGTGCTGCAATCCATACAAGTGGACATTTCATCAGAGTAGCATTCAGTACGTTTTGTACAGTAGTAAGCACTCTGCCTTTTACGGCCAGAATATCATCCCAGGTGGATTTGATTTTGGCTGCTATAGTCGCTCTGTTGTAAGCGATTGCAAGGAAAGCCAAAGCAGAAGCACAGCCTATGATCACAGGATCTCCTGCCTGTAACAATCCGAACCAATGATCCACAATACTGCATACATTCGCTACCGCAGTATATAGTCCCGAACCTATTACTTCCCCCAGAATAAGTGCCAGTTCGATGATAGGCATAAGAGTTTGTCCCAGTTGAGCCCCTGTATTTTTGAAGGTGTTCCATATCCCGGTAGACTTCTGTACGGCATTTGCCGAAAGAGCGAGAGCCGCCTGTGTCTCTCCGGAAGAGTTCCGTACTTCATTGAAAGCCGTTTTCAGACCTTCCAGATCCTGTGTCATCACAGAGAATGCAGACACAGCTTCCGCATCGGGTATACCCAGGTCTGAGAAGAATGAGATCTGTTCCTGTCTGCTCAGCTTTGAAGTAACAGTTTCTATATTTTGCAGGATGGCAAGCAGGCTACGCAGATTGCCCTCTTCGTCTTTCAGTTGTAGGCCTGCACCCTCCAGGCTTTCCTGTACATCTGCTTTCCCCAGCGCCTCCAATGCAGCCTGCAACTGAGATGCTGTTTTCTGCACATCATCTCCTTTGGAAGTCATGTAGGCAAAAGCACCGGCAGCCTCCTGGAAACCAACTCCCAGTTTGGTTGCGCTTTTGATGATGTCCGGCATCTTTTGGCCCATCTCTTTTATTCCGCTTCCTCCTATACGGGAAGCCACCAGCATAGTATCCATCACTGTAGCTGCCGAAGTACTTTCTTTGCCTGCGGCAGCCAGTGTTTCGGCCACTATTCCGGCCACCGTATCCAATTCTGTAAAAGAGGCTTTGCTACCCTTCAGCGAGGCTTCCAAAACCTGCATGGAGAGATCCACATCTTTGACCTGAGTGTATATCTTCTCAAATCCTCCCGGCAACGTTAGTATATCAGCCTGGTTGGACTGAGCCATTTCCCGGAGTTGTGTCCGGACATTTTCCATGCCCTCCTCGTCCAGTCGGGTGGTTACACGGATCTGTGCCAACCCCTCATCCAGCCCCATACCGGCTTTTACTGCATATTTCAGTACTTTCTCATACGGATTGCCCAGTTTTTTGATACTCACCATGTCTTTGAGCATCTGCTGGTTCCATTTGCTGAACCTCGTGCTGCTACTTGCAGTAGATTCCAACTTGGCAATCTGTGTTTCCAGCTCCTCAATCTTTTTGTTGTAAACCTGTATGGCCTCGGTATCCGTGATGTCCAACAGCGCGCGCTCTTCTTTGAGCAAATCCATTTTGTCTTTAAGGTACCCCACGGTCTCGCCCGTAGCCGTCAATCTCTCCTGTAAAGAGGTCGTCTGCTTCTCCAATTTGGAGAACAGTTCCAATGCCCGGTCCGTGGCCACGGTCACCGTTCGTAAAGGTGCTGAAAGGTTGTCTGTCAGACTAAATGCATACATGATCTGTTGGTGTATTATTGGGTTATGTATCAGGACCAGATAGCCGGCTCCTTGTATTCTGTTTTTTGTTTTGTATCTTCTTTTTTGTTGGGTACAGGTGTGTATATATAAGGTGAGTCGGCAGGAGATTCCCGGAAGGTTTTCTATTCAGAGAGTCTTCCCGCCTGCATCACACTCATGGCCCATTCGGCCATCATCACCTGGTGTGCCCATTCTTCGTCCGATAATTTATCGGGATCCATGTGTAGCACGGCGCGGATGAGGGTGTCGGCCATATACAGCCATCCCCTCTTTTCCGCCACCTGACTACGACTTATAGCTTTTTTAGAGAAGCCTCCTTGATCTCGATCAACTCGGCCAACTGGGCCGAAACTCCCAGGAAGAGACTATCATCTGTCTTGATCTTCTCGTCTCCTTCTATCCAGCAATTGTTCAGTAGAATTTCGTTGTATTTCATCGGGTCTGCTTTTCCCACTACGGCTGCGGCACCGAGAGCCTTGCGGTTGGGTTTTTTCAGATAAGCCACAT